TATTGGGTCACCAAACTTCACTAGCACTGTATATTCTTGATCATGGTGCGGTTCGCTTTGTTTTGGATTGATTGATACTACGTTATCCATTGTTAACCTCTCTTTGTATTTTTAGGCGGATATTGTCAGCACGTTCAATAGCGCGTTTTAGTTCTGGCGAGATATTCTGTTGTTTTGCTGCCTTATTAAACTCGCGCCATTCGTTTAGGATTTGTTTATCTTTCATTAGGTAATTTTTCCAAATCATTCCACGCTATCAACGGCATATCTCTTAATGTTGAATCCATAAAAGAAAATTTATTTAATCTTTCAATAAATGCCCACGCTTTTTTTTCAGAATTAAAAAATCTATATCTAGTATTTTCTTTTGTTGATTTTTCGTTCCAAGATCTAGCTTTACCGAAACTTACTTTATAATTACTCACTTTATTTACTCCCATTTATTAAACATAATAGAACACACCCGAAGATGCGTTCGATATGCTTAACAGTCGTAAATAGTTTGTACCGCGTGATCAAGGTCGAGTTCGTCTTTGTAATAACTCATGATAACCTTATCTTGATACCAATAACCCTCTACTTCCTCTGTCACTGTATTTATCCAGATATTAGGGCCACCAAACGCAACCAATATACGCGCACCTTTAAGCGTTTTATCACTGTTTAATATCCACTCGAAGTCGAGCGCGTCACTTAGATAGTCAAAACCACAACAGCCAATTTCTTCATCCATTGGCTCATATTCGCCAGTTTCAATTTGTTTGACTATATGCTGCACTTGCTCGCGTAACATTTGTTCACCTGTTTGTGTTACTGTTTCTATTGCTTCCATGTTTTTCTCCCTTAGTTATTAAAATTAATAAATGAATTGTGATCTATTTAAATGATCTATAAAAACGACACACGCTTTAAGAGCCAATAAGCAAAATAATGCTTTCTGTGTGTCGGTAAATAATTGTGGCTTTGGTCGCCTTCTTGTTCTTCTCATCTTTATTTACTCCCTTAGTTATTAAAATTAATTAAGATAATGCTTTAAGAATCGCATCATAATCGTAATGTTCATCAGCTATGGAACGATCAACTTCACTCCAATCATCATAAACATTGCCACCACTATGAATATCAGTTGTAAAATAAATTTGGTTATACTCACCAATAGGTGTAAAAAGAAAAGCACCTTCATGGATTGTATATGCTGATCCATATTCCTCTACCACAACAATTTTATTAATAGTAATACTTGGTTTATTTAGGTTTACTTTTGACATCTTTATTTACTCCCGTTAATTAAAAGATACATTAATTATAATGAGTACCTTATATAATGCAAATATATCTATGTCTATTTTTATGGTGATATATTCCAAAATATGCTCGATTCGTTATATAATAAGGGGTATAAGGGTACTTAGAGAGGTTAAAATAATTTCATTATGGAAGAAAAAAACGCCAAAAAACGCGCAAAAATGGGTAGAAAGCGCATTGATTTGAGCGATCCAGATACATTAGAAAAAGTGAGGCACCTGGCGGGACTTGGATTATCTGATAAAGCAATCTCAATATCTTTGGGTATTTCACCTCGAACACTGGCAAGAAGGAAAAAAGATTCTGTCATTTTTGACAATGCAATAAAGGAAGGAAAGATCAACGCGGTGCAAAAAGTTAGTAATGCATTATTTGATAGCGCAACTGGTCGCAATGGAGAAAAACCGAATATATCGGCTCAAATATTCTTTCTCAAAAATCGAGGTCAAGCCGAGGAGCATGGCGCGTGGAAAGATCGCCTAGAGCAAACCACGAACTACAACGTCAATCTTGCTGACATCATCGGCTCACGCAAGCAAGCACTCTCACACTCACAAGGCACGCTACCGCCCGCACCCGCTAAGGGTATCATCATTAATAACGATGACTAAAGTTATCCACAGCACGCGCAAGCACGCAAGCGAGCAAGGGCAAGTGCCTGGGGCGGTTGTGCATAAGTTGCTAACAGTTTACACACAGGCAAAAAAGATACTCACAATTCATCCACAGATTTATCCACAGCCCCCCATTGATTTTCGAGCGCGGGGTATTGTACATAGAACTGTTGCGCAAAAATTTTATTACTTTCTGGGATGCACTCGTCTTTCTCTCCTCTCTCCCGTTGGCGGGTGCATCCTTTAATGCCATGAAGTACGGAGCAGAACAAGAAAAGCAACTGATGACTGAGCTTTGGTCTATAGACATCAAAGACAATCCTCTCAACTTTGTTAAGTTTGCTTTCCCTTGGAATCAAGAGAATACCCCCCTCGAAGGTTTTACAGGGCCAAGGAAGTGGCAAGAAAAAATTTTGCGAGATATTGGAAACCACATACAAAGAAACCAAAGTTTAGATATGCCAGAGATGTTTAGGTTAGCCGTAGCATCAGGTCGTGGTATCGGTAAGTCAGCCTTAGTGGCTTGGCTTATTCTATGGATGCTCACCACCCGCCTCGGCAGCACCATCATAGTCACCGCCAACACCGAGCAACAGCTCCGCTCGCGCACCTGGGCTGAACTCGGCAAATGGCTCACACTCTCCATTAACTCACATTGGTTTCACAAAACCGCCACCTCACTAAAACCTGAGAAGTGGTTTGAAGAAGCACTGATACGCGACCTACAAATCGACACTGGCTACTACTACGCACAAGCACAACTCTGGTCAGAAGAAAATCCAGATGCATTTGCTGGAATTCACTCCACCTACGGAGTATGTCTAATTATGGATGAGGCATCAGGTATCCCCGCACCCATCTACTCAGTATCCGAAGGCTTTTTCTCCGAACCCACCTCAGACCGATACTGGTTTACTTTTTCTAACCCAAGAAGAAACACAGGGCCGTTCTATGACAGCTTTCACTCCAAGCGCAAATACTGGCATAACGCACAAATAGACTCACGCGATGTAGAAGGCACAGATCAAAAACTGTTCCAAAGTATGTTAGATCAATACGGAGAGAACTCCACCGTTGCAAGAGTGGAAGTGCTAGGTGAGTTTCCAAGTGCGGATGACGATACGATTATTCCTATGGAACTTGTTAGGGGTGCGGTCGAGAGAGAGGTGTCTTTGAGTGCCTCTGCGCCTATTGTGTGGGGTGTGGATGTGGCGCGATTTGGTGGGGATAACTCTGCGTTGTGTGTGCGACAAGGCAATACTGTTCTGGAAATGAAAACATTTAACTCTATGGATTTAATGCAACTTTGCGGGGCGATAAAAAACAAGTATGATAACGAAACAGTAATGACAAAACCGCAAGAGATATTAGTGGATGTTATTGGGCTAGGTAGCGGGGTAGTGGATAGGCTGTCAGAGCAGAACTTGCCAGTGCGCGGAGTGAATGTGGCAGAAGCACCCTCTACCAAAAAGAATTT